ATGCTGATCCGCCACTCAATTCAAGGGTGGTTAAGGTGACGCCGTCAGCAACATATAAGTTCCCACCACGGAGCCTCAATGTAGTTACCGTTGCTGTGTCACCTGGTGGCCTAGCTATGCCAACGTTGCCCGATGCAATGTCAATCACATCAAGGGCCGACCCGATAATATTCAGTGCAGAATTGCCTGTAGATGCACCACCAGTCCCCATTACGGAGACATCAGTTGTCGACGCACCAAAGTCGATGAATTGAGTACCACCACTGGCCGTGATAAACACGTTAGAACCAGAAGTGATTCCGATCTGAAGATACCCTGCTGAAGAGCCAATATCGCCCGTATATCCTTGCTGGATAGTGAGTGAATTGAGAGTTACAGCAGACTGGTTTAGCCCTGCGGTAATATCCAGTGATCCAGCAGGGATGTATACGTCATCGGTGCTAACTGGTACTGAGTTTTCCACCCAATTACCAGCCACTGACCAGCTATTAGGTGTGGTGGAATCATCGCCTGCCCATGTTCTAGTCGCCATTATCTTTTATCCTTGTTAAATGCTAAAAGGTTCAGTGCCTTTATACTCCGCCCATGCGTTGATAGACGGTCGCCACTTGATCAAATATGGTCGCTGGACTGTTTCCGTTCCTGCAAGCTTTCGCCCCTCTCCATCAAGCCACACGTCCTCCTCGACTGGTTCACCAATAGCATCACGGAACACTTCGATGCCGTCTATCTTCATGATATCGGACCTGAGACCTGTCGACGTTCCAGATGTTGGGATTTCCTCCGCACCGAAGTAAGACATCTTGCCCTTATCCTCAATGAATATTCCATGCCCACATGGGTCGTACTCAAACTCATACGTCACCCAGAATAGTGAATCGCCAACCTTTGAAGGCAGCATCGATGCTGATACGCAAAGCAGTTGTCCTGGCTTCACATTCCTAACGACATACTCGCCGTCAAGGTTTTTAATGTTCACTACATCACTATTCATCCTGCCAATCAACCCTGCTGCTTCCTTGGCAGCCCTTTCACCATTCACATGGAAAAGTGTATATCTAAAGACCGGCAGGAAATAAGTCTGATTTGGCCTTGGGTCGACCGCTTGCCCAGCAGAATTCACAACAGGGCCTACATAAGGTCCGGCTGTCCACTTCGGAGACACCCCATTAATCTCTGCGTCAATTTTCCATGGGCAATTAGGGTTTTCTTCGATTGAAGGCCGCCCAGTCCCCATCCACTCAGCGATATACATAGGTTCAGAACGACTCGTGAACCTTACTTCAAATTCCTGCTCCCTGCGAAGTTCCGGTGGATCGTCTTTGTCGTTCTTAGGGTTGAAAGGGTTGTCCTCGTCGTCCTCTGGTGATTCCTGCTTGGTCGAATAAACACACTCAACCATCCAGTTCGTTCTTGAGTCGACCGAAAGCCTCTGGACAGATACGTCCATCAGTTTAGCGGACGGATTGCTGTCAGAGCCAAACTGGTACTGTCTGCCGATCTTAAACACTGGATCATCTTGAACGACCCGCAACCCGTCGGTATTGTCTGTGACGACAATATAAGTAACAGTGTAGCTATATTCATCCGCTGACAGTGTTGCGGATGTGTAATTATGTTCTTTGATACTCTGTATAGCCACTTACAAACCTCCCATTAATCCAAGCGTGACCGCATTAGATCTTATCAAAATCCTGTTTGTCTTTTTCATCTCTTCGGTAATTGCCTCAAGCCCTTCCACCACCTCAACAGTGCCGTCATCCTTGACAATGATCGGTTTTGACCTATCTCCAACTAACCCACCAGTTCCGAATTGTGGCTTACCAAGTGCAGTCTGTCTTCCAGGCAGGTTGCCAGTCTTTACTAGTTCGTCAGCAAGAGCTTTCTGCCTCTCTAGTTCTTCAGAAGCCTCTTTCTCCTGCATATTTTTCAAACGGGCTTTCTTCTCCATGTCGTTATACAACATAAGAAGGCCACCTGTCGCTGCCGCTGCCGCAGCAGTACCAATAGCTATGCCAGCCCAGTTTCCGTCAAGCCCAGCAATGAATGCCTTCGCCGCTGCAATGCCTGCAAGGACAGATGCCCACACCCGCATGGCTCCAACAACTACCCATACAGCCCCAGTTATTGCTGCAATTGCTGTCAGTAGCTCCGCGAACCAGACAATATTAGCTTTGACCTCCGGGGACAGGTCTTTGAACCAATTGACAAAGGATGTGACGTGATCTAACAGCGTCTCAAACAGTGGCATAAGTTGTTCACCGAACTGGATAGCAACTTGCTCAATATTATCCTTTAATGTGGACCAGCGACCCGCAAGAGTTTTACTCATACGTTCCATCAGTCCGTTAAACCTACCGCCCTCACCAGTGGCCATTTTAAGTGCTTCCCTGACTTCGTCAGCACTGACCTTTCCGTCTTTCATCCTCTCGCGAACCTCCTCCATGGATTCGCCAGTTCGCTTTACAATCTCGTTCAGAGGGTTCCAGCCAGCATTGACCAACTGCATCAAATCCTGGGCCTGCAATCGTCCCAGGCTCTGAATCTGACCAAAGGCTCGAGCCATGAAAGACAGATTCACCTGGTTGCCACCAGACACGTCACCCAGCATCCGAATGGTGTTTGTGACTGTCTTCGCGTCCTCACCAAATAGCATTAATGTTTTTGCTGCTTTGCTAATACCAGTCAGGCGAAGAGGAGTTCCTGCCGCCAGATCCCTCAGCTCTCCATAAACCCTAGTCCCCTCCTGCACTGAGCCAGTCAATACTTCAAAGTTTGCTCGGAGTTGTTCGGACTCCGCAGTTGCCTGTGCAATAAAGCTGATGCCCCTGAAGACAGAGAATGCAGCACCCAAAGCAAGCAAAGAATTGCGGACACCAAGTATAGCCGAGGACAGAATCCCCATGTCTTTCCTGGCACGATTCATGCCATTAGTCAGACCGGATGTCCTCGCAACAACATTAACCGCTAATTCACCGATTACTGCCATAGATTCTACTCGCTCTTTGTTCGAATTCAGCTGCGGATTGTTTGTCCAAGTCCTTCTCTGTCATTCCAAGGAATGCTATCCACTCCATGAATTGTTCAGCAGAGATCATGTCAAGCATACCATCCACATCCACATAACCCAGCTCTCGTGCTAACATGAGAGCTGAGTATCGGTGTGGACGGTTCTTTAGTTTTTTGCGTGGTCTCGCTTAACGTCCTTGTCTAGCCCAGAAAGTTTCTGGCATGCGTCCACGAGGACAAGCATCACACCCATCGGCAGGTCAACCAGAGAGTCTGTCTCCGTATCTTCAAACATCCTGCTCCCATCTTCCTCAACCAAACTCTTCACCAATAGATGGATCACAGACTTGATGTCATCTTTGCCTGACTCGATAAACTCGATATACTCTCCGAGTTCTCTGGCGGATAAGCTTTGGATCCTAAATGATTCGCCGTCGATATCCACGTCCAGGTATTTTCTCTTTGCGAGACCTAATAGCTTTTCTTTCTTACTCACTGCTTACCTCCCTTTAGGTGGGCAGGATATTCGAGTTACCCCACCCACCTCTTTTTCAACAAATTCTTCAACAGCATCCATAAACACTTGAGGGTAATGCTTAATCAACGTGATCGGCATCCCCGGTTTTGCCCCGCAATAGCCACACTGGATAAACCTTTCACTATCCTCTTCGCGGACAGCTATTAGCTTAACATCCGTAATTGCCTGGACCTTTTGTCCGTGGACAGTCACTTTGTGCGGGTGGTCCTTCAAAACAAACTCAAACATTATACACTCCCAGCCGTATAAGCTACCTCGGTCTTACCGTCCCACTTAATGGTCGCCGTACCACGCATGATGGTGCCGTTCTCAACATCCGGACCGGAGACCTCTGTAATAAACCCAGACCCAGCCAGGGTTGCTGCTGTACCCTCACCAGACTTCAGCGGGAACGTCACAGTGATCGTCTCTGGAACCCCGTTGATGGGTGGGAAAACAGAAAATGATTGATCCCATTCAAACTCAATTTCAAACTCGCCAGGTTCATACAAGTCGGTTGGGATG